TCAAAAAGTGACTTTTTTATTAAAAGATATAGATGAAAAATCTATGAATCAATTTGAACAAAATCAAATGGATTTTGTTCAAAAATATACTACAATTTTTTGTAATAAATTATTATCTTTTGTTCGTGGATCAGAAATATGTAAACAATTACATGATCATTTATATTTAACTTCTTTTGAAAAAATTGATATTTTTTTAATTCCTGATACTCTTGTAAATACAAATGAATATTATAAAAATTTATTATATTATGCGTCTTCTAAAAAAATTGAAAAAACTAATGATGAAGCTAAAATATATTTAGCTACAATTAACAATTCTGGATAAATTTATTACATTCATTAAAAATGTTTTCAAAATATTCATAATTTATATTTTCTTTTTTCATTACATATTCTAATTTTTGAAATAAATATTTAGAATCTATAATCATTTTTTCAAAATCTAAAAAAATAGTTGGTATATTGAATTGAACCATTTTCACTAAATAATTGGATAATATTTTTTCATAAAATTGTTTCTGTTCATTTATATTTTTTGCTCCCCATAATCCTCCGTTTCTATTACCATTTCTATTTCTTGATTTAGAGGCTTCATTTAAATCTCTTAATGGAATTATGACTAATTCTAAATTTTTATAAATATCATCCATTTGTAATATAAAATATGGATTTTTTAAATATTTAGACTGATCAGTTATTGGTTTTTCTAAACCGGCTTTACATTGAATAAAAAAATATCGTCTATAATTTTCTCTTGTAAATCCCGTATCTAATCCTAATAATATAAATAACATGATTAAAAAACTAGTACCACATCGTCCTGTACCTGTTATAATTATTTTTTTATTATTTTCCATATATAATCTCTATATATATATATTTTTTTTTATAATTTTAAAATCGAAAATGAATAAATTATTTCATTTTTATAATTAATATAATCAATACATAACATATTATTTATAATGGTTACAATTGAATATCCTGGATAATTTTTTATACTTTTTGTATTATTATTATTTAGATTACATGAACTTAAATATGAAAAAGAACCAGATATAATATAATTTATATTATTTTTAGAAATATGTTGAAAATTATGATCATGACCTGAAAAATATATATCAATTTTATATTTTTCTAATAAAGGAATTAAATAAGTTTGTAAATCTTTAGATATAATATGTGGTCCATTTGAATATAATGGATAATGACCACATACAATTTTCCATTTACATTTACTATTTTGTAATGTTTTTTCTAACCATAATTTTTGATTTTCATTATAATCTCTCCATAAATTATTATATAAATATAAAGATTCTTTATCTAATAAAAATGTTGTAATATCTTTTCCTAATAATATAGTATCTATAAATATTAAATGTATATTATTTTGTATTATTAAATCATAATAAAAATTAGGCATTTTCCATTGATTTTGTATTTCTGTATATTTAATTTGTGTTCTGGGATCTTGTTGATAATCATGATTACCTAATATTCCAAATATAGGAATATTATTAGTAAATACAGAATGTAATTTATCATTCCATTGTGTATCATAAATAGAAGATACTCCATTTGGATAAAAATTATCTCCTAGACTTATAAAAAAATCTAATCCTATTTTATTTTTTATAATTTGTTTTAATTGTTTTTGATATATACTTTCTAATCCTATATCACCACTTAATCCAAATCTTATAAAATTTTCATTCATTTTGATAATTTTTTTATTTATATTTTTTTAAAGATTTCTTAATTTATTAAAAAAATGAATATAATTGCATTTGATATCGGTATTCGAAATTTAGCTTTTTCATTGATTCATTTTCATAATAATAATGAATTAAAAGATAATGATATTAAAGAATATATTAAATCAATAATGAATATAAAATATATAGATAATTTTGATTCTATTTTTGAAAATGATTCTCATTATATAGATTATTATAAAAATACATTTACATATTTAAAGACATTGAATAATTTATGGGAACAAACAAATATAATATTAATAGAAAAACAATTAACAACCTATAAATTTTTAAATATTCAAAGTTTAAAAATGTCACAACATGTAATGGCTTTTTTTTTATTAAATTATCCTCAAATTAAAATAATTGAATATCCGGCATCTTGTAAAACTAAAATATTATTTAATCAATCCATATCTTTAAAAAAAGATAGAAAATTATGGGCTATTAATCAAATTTATTGGTTTCTTGATAATGATCCGATAGCACTTGATTGGTTTAATTGTTATAAAAAAAAAGATGATATAGCTGATTGTATTTTAATGTGTATTACTTATTTTTATTCTCATTATATAAAAAATTAATGATAATTATTGAAATGAATAGAATTATATTATCAATCTAAAATATTAACAATATATTATAATAAAATAAATTATTGAAAAATTATAAAAAATAAATATTGTATAAATGATATAAATATTTGAATATATATATATTAAATATTAAATGTATTTACCAGAAAATACTTATGGAAATATAGAATATAAATGGAAATTAATAAATTTAGATGAATCTCAGTTATTAGAAAAAAAAATGACTCAATTAAAATTTAGATTAAATGAAGGAAATGGTGAAGCTATTTATTTTATAGGAGTTAGAGATAATGGTTATATTGAAGGAATTACTAGAGAAGAAATGAATATAAGTATGAATTATTTAAATATAATGATTAAAAAATTAGGTTTATATTCAATATTATTATTTGAAAACCAAATAAAGAACGATTTATTTTATCGAAAAATTTTGATTCAAGATAAAAATCATTTCGATTATATAGATATAAAAATTGGAATGATTGGAAATGTTGATTCAGGTAAAAGTACTTTAACAAGTGTAATTACAAATGGTTGTAAAGATAATGGTAGAGGATCTGCAAGAATATTAATATTTAATCATCAACATGAAAAAGAAACAGGTCGAACTAGTTCTATAGGTCATCAATTTGTTGGATTTGATGATAATGGTGAAATTATTCATAAAAAAAAAAATTCTCAAAAAAAATGGATTGATATTATTAATAATAAGTCTAAAAAAATTATTACCTTTTTTGATCTTGCAGGACATGAAAGATATTTAAAGACAACTATATATGGATTAAGTTCATTTAATTTAGATTATTGTATAGTAGTGATTGGAGCAAATATGGGTATAAATCATATGACTAGAGAACATATATCCGTTTGTTTAGCTTTAAATATACCAATTATTATTGTATTTACAAAAATAGATATAGCACCTATAAATATAATGGAAGAAAATTGGAAAAAAATAGAATTAATGTGTAATAGACGATTAAAAAAAATTCCAATAAAATTTAATAATAAAGAGGATATATTAGATTATTTACATAAAGATAATATATTACCTATTTTTGAAGTTTCTAATTTAAATTTATCAAATATGAATTTATTAGAATATTATTTAAGTTTATTATATCCTAGAAAAAATTATGATTATGAAAAAAGAGAAAATTTTAAATTACAAATTGATGAAAAATATAGTATTACAGGTTTTGGTACAGTTGTCTCAGGTATTGTAAAAAGTGGAAAAATAAAGATAAATGATAATGTTTATATAGGACCAGATGAGTTTGGTAATTTTATGACTTCAAAAATTAAAAGTATTCATATTAAATTAAAAAATGTAAATGAATTATCAGCAGGTATTTATGGTTGTCTATGTCTTAAAAATATTGATAAACAATATATTAAAAAAGGTATGGTTATATTAGATGAAAATTCTCCTCGTAAAAGTGTTTTACGATTTTGGGCTATTATAACTGTTCATAAAACAAATTCTACTACTATAAAAGAAAATTATCAACCATTTGTTCATATTGAAAATATAAGACAAACTGTTAAATTATTATCTATTCAAAAAATTACTAATAAAGATTCCGATTTTATTAGAAATGGTGATGAAGCTAAAGTTCATTTAGAATTTAAATATAAAGCGGAATATATAGAAAAAAATATGAAATTATTATTTAGAGATGGTTTAATTAAAGCCTCTGGATTTATTATAGATTTATAATTTTTTTATTATAATCTGAATCTCCTATATTATAAATTTTATATGTATTTGTATTGATATCGATTATTTTAATTTTAAGATTTAATTTCCATCCATCATTTTTATCTATTCTATTAATATGTAATTGATTTTCATATATATTAAAATCAAATTGATCTGTATATATTTCTAAATGATTACTTTTACTTTTTTTCTTTAATCGAATATGTTCATTGAAATATTTTATATAAGTTTCCGGATAACTTAATATTATTTTATTATTTATTTTTTTATAATCTCTATAGTATAATTGTTTATTTATAAATAAATGATTATAATCTTCTTTTCTATCTCCATTATAATAATCTCTATAATATCGATATGTTAATATTTTATTACTATGATTTATATATATAAATGATTTAAATATATAATGATCATTTATATCTTTTAAAATAAATTTAATTTTTTCATGATAGGTAAATAAATAAAAAACAGTAGGTCCTGTTAAATCAAATACATTTTTTATATCTTTTTTATTTTTTATTGTATGTTTCATATGATTTAATAAATTTTTTAAATTTTTATTATTTTTTTCTACAATTATAATACCATTATGCATCATATTAGAGTCTTTATCTTGACATAATAAGATTGTATCATTTTTATCAATTACATCTCTAAGTGGTATATCTAATATATGTTTATGATCAAAATAACAACCTCCCCATTTTAATAATATACATATTCTAAAAAAATCCGCTTTAAATGCATTTGGTATAATTAAATCATAACAATATAATGTATCATCATTATAATTTTCAGTTATCCATTTTCTACAATCTTTATCTGTAAAATAAAAATATTCATATTCCGGATTTAATTTTATAAAGGATAAATATGCTTGATAATGATATTTATTTTTAAAATTAGTTTCTGAATAAGTTTGTATAATTTTTTTAGGTATTTTTTGTTCTTTATATATTATTGGTAATAATAATATATTTGTTTTAATTATATTTTCATAATGATTTTTATCTGAATATCCTATTTGTATAATTTCATATTCATTATTATCTTTATTATATAATTTTATTTTTAATATTTGTCCCCATCCATTATTATCATCTATTCTTTCTATATATATTTTAAATTCATTTTCATTTATATATTCATTCCATATTAAATATTTATCTTGATATTTATTATCATGAATTTCAATTTTATTAACAATTGGTTTTTTATCAATTTCATTTGATTTATATTTTGGTATAATCATTATAATCTATAATTACTAATTAAAAAAAAAAATTTATTTAAATCTTTTACATTTTATTCTTTTTTCAGTTTCTATATTAGATTGATTTAATATATCTAATACTTCTTTTACAAATGGATTTTGTTCATATTGATTTCTTAAAGCTAATTCTTCAATCTTTTTTGTTTTATTTTTTTTAGATATTAATTTTGGTTTTTCATCACATAATAATATAAATTCATTTTTACGAATTCCTGGTAAATTATTATCTGT